GGTCACTATAACTACTCCCCTGTATAAAAAGAGACAGAGAAACTTGTTTGTTTTCATACCTCTTCTGTATTATCCCGCCTCCATCACTCTGCTCTGAATTATAACTTGTGACATTGATATTGTTTAAGTCAAAGAAGTTAGCACTTTTTACTATTATTCCTGTGCTTTCAGAACACAATGATATGAGATTAAGTCCATTAAATGAGACAGCACCAGTGACATCGAGAGTAGTGCTATTGTATACCTCGTGTAGTGCATTGACGACTTCTGAATTGACGAGTGTATTGACCATATTATGAGATTCACTTAGAGGATAGAGCTATGTCTTTCGCTAGTTGATCACCGAGCTTTTTAACATCAATACCATTTGAAACTGTCGCATTGACAATGACCGTAGGTGAATTATTGACTGTATTGCTGGTAGTATTCGCTTGAGAACCTCCAGCATTAGGACTGACACCAGCCTTCGCCTGGAGAGCAATCAAAGCCCTGAGTTTTTCCATCTCTCTATTATACTCGACTATTCTTGCATCAGTATTTGTCTTAGTAATAGCGGTTATAGAGTTTTCTGCTTCTTCAACGGCTTTTTCATACACTAATAGTACATTTTCGCTTTCTAGTTTTTCTTGTTTGAGTAATTCCACTCTCTCTTCAGCTTTTTCTTTTGTAAATCATATCTCTTCTTCTATTTCCAGTTTCTTAGCCTCCAAGTCTGCTTTTCTCGCGGCCGCAGCTTCCAAAATCCTTTGAGTATCACTGAGTCCAGCCTGTCTTTCTGCCTCTTTCCTCTGCTCCTCTGTAGTGTTTGCAAGTGCAAGAGCCTTTTCTTCCTCAAGCCGTATGAGTTCAGCTTGTAAAGCATTATATTCCTCAATGTCTCATGTCTGGAAGTCAAATCATGCTATCTCTTTATTGGTTCTAGCAATAGAGCTCTCGATTTCCAGGAATCTCCCTGCAATATCACTTCAAGATTCGTCTCATACACTTTTTATTTCATCATCTAGGTCTTTGAGTTTTTTGATAGCATCCTCAAGTGTTTTAAGCTCTTTTTCTATATCAGCAATACTCTTCTTTTGTGCAGTTACTTCTTTATCGAGTATAGATTTTATTTGCACATAAGCATCCTTTGTAGCATCAACTCTTTCTTTTTCAGCCTTCTTTGTAGCCTCGGCTCTCTGTTCAGCTAAACTTTTCCCTCATCCTCAAGTATTTTTTGTTTCTGTGGTAGTACCTCATCCTCATACAGGTTTAACAAACTGTGCTTTATTACCAGCCTCCAAGATAGCGTTAGACTGTGATATAAGGGAATTTATTTTTAGATACTCCGCTTCAGCTTCTTTCAGTGCTTTTGGGTCAGTCAATGGATTGTCTCTCAAATTCAATACTTTTATCTGTGCGTCAAATGCTAATTGTTTTCTTATTCTCAAAAGATCTGCTTCAGCAGCTAATATTTCATTTCTGAGCTTATTAAATTCTCACACACTTTTTGCTGTAGATAATTTGTTCAATGCTGTTTGTGTATCTGAAAATCAGAATATAAGCTGTTTGTTTACTTCAACTAATACACCTTGTTCATTATATACTTCAATGGTAGTTCATTTCAATAATCGCAGCTTCTTTCGTGTCTCTTCAATAGCTGTGTCATATTCTCATTGCGTAATAACTCATTCTTGCAATTGGAATCGAAGAAGTGTTTGCTCTCATTCTACCTTCTTAATCTCTTTTCATAAATCTGAATACTTATCTTTCGCAATGTCGAGCTCGTCTTTTGTCAATCATAGTTGTTCCTCCAATTTCTTCTGCTCTTGCGTCAAAGATGCACTCTTTTCCTTATAATCATCAATACTAATAGTTCCCTGATTATATTGTTCATCTAGGTCTTTGATTTCATCTTTCACCTCTTCTAAACTCTCTTTTAGTCCTTTCACTTTCCCCTTTAATTCATCTACCTTTGCTCAAAACTCTGTCATAGAAGTACCTGCTGAATCACTATCGTCAGCCAGTCATCACAAGGCTCATGCAAGAGCAATAACTCACACAGTCAATCAAGCTATAATAGCTACAGGTGCTGCAAATACTCATAAAAATGCAGCAATAGATGCAATAATAGGTCATCAGAATGCTATTCATAATGCTACAGTCAGTCATCACAATGCTACAGTAACAAGTCATATATTATCTGCGGCAGTTTTCAATAACAATGTAAATCACTTAGCAAATGGTAATAATGCTGTACCTAATCACTCCAATAACTGATTAAATGAGTCTTTTAGGTTCGATATTCTACCAGAAAGAGTGGTACTTTGTCTCTCCATGAGATTGAAGAATTTACCTCCTTCAGAAGTCATAGAAATAAATGCTTTTTCTACATCTTTAAATCATACCTTACCACTTTCTACAAGATCCCTCACTTCTCACTCTGTAACTCAGAATTGTTTTGCAAGCTCTGCTATCAGTGGGACACCAGCATTTGAAAACTGTCTCAGTTCAGTTCAATACAATTGGTTTGCAGTCCTCACTTGCCCATATGCATACGCTATCTGCTGTATTGGTGCTCATACTCATGCTGCAACATCTCAGAGGATTTTAAGAGAAGAAATAATATTGTCTTGCTCAATACCGAATGCTAAAAGCTGTTTTGCTGTGTCTCTGATTCCTGTCAATTCAAAGGGTGTTTTCTGTGCAAATGTAGAAAGTTCAGAGAGCAAATCTTGAGCTTTTTCAGCACTTCATAGCATAACTTCAAAAGATATACTAGCTTGCTCCAGCCTATCTCATAAAAATATAGCCTGATCACCTATTTTCTTTAATCAAAAAGCTATAGCACCAGCTCACGCTGCAAATGCTACATTACTAAAAACTCATTTTAAAGAATCTCCAAGCCTTCAAAATCATTTTATCAAATTCCCACTAGGTCATCCTATCTTATTTCATAAATCATCAAATAACTTTCCAAGTACACTTATTTTTTCGTCACCTGTCCTAGTAAAGTTCAAGAGTTCACGATTTGCCTTTGTTATTTCTTTTTTGAGTACCTCAGCACGACCTCTGAATTGTATCTCAGCGGTGAGATTTCCGTTGTCTTGTGCTTGTTTAATCAATCATTTTACATTTTCTAGCTCTTTTCTGAGTTTCCCAAGATTAATAGCCAGGTCAAGAGTCTTTGCACTACGCAATCGTACTGCCTCAACATCTTTTTCTGTTTGTTGTGCAGAGCTTTTATCGAGCTTCATGATTATCTGAGCTTCGAGGCGTTCTACGGGCATAAATTATTGGTTATTAAGTTGTGAAAAAGCCTTTTTTGTCTCTTCAGCTCTCTTTTTGACTGCCTCTTTGTCTATAATGGCACTTTTATTGCGTATTTGCCCTTCTTTACTCATCTCATTGCCTTGCCATATAACTCCATCCATCATCCAAAGGTACTGCTCCCAAGTGTATCTCTCAAAAAGAGTGAGAGGGTCGATCACATACTTCTGACACACATAGCTCATATTGCTCGCCAGGAGTGATTTACCACCTTTCTTTGTGTTTTCCCCCTCATAGATACTTGTATATGTTCTGAATCTATTCTCTATGATCATTTTCATTACTTGCTCAAGTTTCATACCAGACATATATCGTGGTACTCTCTTTGTTATTTTCTCAATAAATGACTTAGGACATTGCTTATATATCATATCATACATAAATTGTACTCTTGCCTCTGTAGAGAGGGCAAAGAACTCATAATACTCCATGATTGTCGCTTGTTCAAAGGTGAAAGTAAATACTTTCTTGCCTTCATACATAAAGTCGACAGAGAATGTCTTTTTTATAGGAAAATCCTGATTTTTCATAGCTCTATTATATCATAAAAAAATCCCCTGATTGCTCAGGGGACTATTCAATATTAGTCAAGTATTGACTAAACTTGCTTCTTTATAATGAAATTTCCACCGTCAGCTACTTCAAAGTTCATGGTAACACCTACGAAATCCTCATTCTTGAGGTTTGTAATAGGCACTTCTAGGTCTCCAGTAAGTGCAGCTTTCACAAAGTAGAAAGTGTTTGACTTTCCACTCTTTGGACAAGTTACGAACTTGAAAAGTTGGTAAGGGTTTGTCTTAGAGCCACGCTTCATAGCGATAGTCTCTTGACCAACAACAGTAGTATTGAGAGAAGCTCCGAGAATCGTAGAGAGATTCGTCATATCCATAATCTCCTGCACATCTGCAGAGAAACCATAGACACGAGTTACTTTACGAGAAACTTCACCAACATCACAGTAGTCAGTAGTGATAATACGCTCTTCACCAGCACCGATATTCCAAGCAAAGTTTTCAAAGTACCCTACATCAGCGAATGTATAATCCGCTTCAATAGTAGTAATATGATCATCTTCATTTGTACCAGTACCATCAGCAAAGACAGCATTATCGTAGTCAGTAGCGAGATAGAGTATACCCGTTCAGTTTTCACCAAACGAGCCATTACTATCTAAATCCAAAACAGTCATATAGTTTAAGTTAAATGTTAAAAGTAGACAACCATCTCCCCAGACAGACAGCCTACATAGTTATTATACCTTATTTATTTCCCCTAGTATCTGTACTTATAGATCAATGTATAATCCGCCACTATATACGCTCTGTGATTCTCTCATCTTATAACTCCGCTTTGATTTCCCTCTTCTATTGAATAAATATAGAATCAGGAGAGATTTATAACACTATCATTGCATTCAGTACAGAGTTGATTCGAGAGTGTATCTAGGGCTTCATAGAGTACTACATCCGGGCTATCTATTTGACCCTCTACAATAGCGAATGTAAGTGTGGCTTCTTTACGAATTATACCATTTACATCGGAGGAAATCTTTGGAGCGTTCCTGTCCAAAGTAAAATAAGCGTATAATCACGCAGGTTCAACGATTGGCTTGCCTGAGAAAAAACCACCAGCAAAGGTGGTACTTATGCCTGTAAGACCTGATATATACGATTGTACGAGGTCGAGTCTTGACCCTATATTAATTATGCTCATAATAGTCTTCTTTTAAAGTTAGGTTCTATTTTTTGTCTCGCTCTTTGATAGACATTTGCTCAGACACCACGATATGTACCTCAATTTCTCTGTGACCAGTTGACCGGAGTTTTTCTGAATCATTCCTCCACTCGTATTGGATATTCACCAGCGTTGCTCACTATACCTATAATCTCGTCACCCTCTATTCGTACTGGCTCTCTTCTGTGTTGTGAGAGATACTGGCCAGTTCTCACAGGAGAAATCTTTTGTACTTCGATATACAGCTCATCAATAGTTTGTGTTATGATAGGCTTTGCTATCTGTATTGAGTACTCCTGTAATGTATTTAAGAATTTACCCATTTGTTGACTTAGAGATATGTACTTCGAGGTTATCGAGATTCCCCCGGCTATTGTGGTGTTTTATAACATTGTCGACTGTATA